ATCAACTAATTCAAATTTGCATATGGATGGGGGGTACTCACACGATATTTATTACGGGTATTATGCCTATGCGAACGGAACGCCTAACGCACATCGTTTCTGGGGATTAGATATTACCTTTAATCAAGGTCTACCACAGCAAACCGATATTTATTCCTATCCAGTTGTATTATGTGGTGCGCAGTTATGTAGAAGTCAAGCATTAGTAAAAGAAGTCTACACTAATAACGGTGTAGCTTGGACAGCAGGAGTAAATATGACGTATGCGTTTTATAGGTATAATGGTTATAGTTCTGTTAACATCAAGGGGAAATTATCATACTATGTAGGAAGTGCTGGATGGGCTTATCCTTATGTAAGAATTGCATCACAAGCAACCGGATCAGCGTGGTATTATTCGTTACAAGCCTATACGAACAATACCTATAATCACCTTACGTTTCCGTTTGATATCATATTTAATTCAACCTTAACAACACAAAATGGATGGTTTGATTTATTTTTCTATAATTCCAGTGCATGCATAAGCGATAGCGGGGATCAGCTATGGGTGAACGTGACCGTATTACCCGCATCAGGTTTCTAATGGCGTAAGACAACACCAGTGCCTTTTTTCTAATTTTTATCTTGTATTATAGTAAAAGAATGTTTGTTAGATTTGAACAAGGTGAACCCGCTAACTATGCCTTCAAAAAAACGATTGAAGAACAGGCTCATCTCGATACTGATGAACTCCGACACCAAATTAAACCAGTTATTCACCATATGGATAGAGATTTCAAGGGAGAGGAACATAAGTATTGTGACCCAAGCCAACTGGATGCTACTGGTAAGTTTCGTCGTCCCAAAAAACTTATAGAGGCAGAACGACGTGGTTTTAAGAATGTAATGGAAATGACAGAAGCCGATAAAAAGAAAGTAGAAGATGATAAGGCACAAGAAACAATAGATCTAAAACAAGAAAACGAATCATTGAAAAAACAGTTAGTAGATCTACAAAAAACAACCGAAGATAGATTCAATACGATTGCTATTCTGTTACAGGATATGCAAAAAAATAATAAGAAGTAATATAAAATGCCCTATACCATTCGTAAGCAACCCAATATTTCAATGTATAAAGTATACTCTAATGGAAGACCACTATCGATAAAGCCGTTACCGTATGAGACCGCGAGAAAGCAACAAATTGCAGTATCTCTTGTAGAGGGAATTTATCCAAAGAAGAAATAATTATATTTATATAATATAATTAAAAATCATCTGGAATAGGAAGGATAATTCCTTTCTTTTTAAGAAATGCGGTTAGTTTATTTGCATCTCGTTTTGGGACTATCCATTCATCGGGCATAACAATACATCCTATTAGTTTTTTCTTATCCGTAACTTTTTTTTGTGTGAGAGGATAAGGATAATCATTCATGTATCCTCTCTCAATTACGGGACGAGGAACAACAATAGATCCTACTTCTAGCATAGCATTAATCGTATCATCATCTCTATCTTCTTCACGAATTCCTCTTACCCACGGAATCTTACCACCACGGGAGAGATTACGAGGTAATACATTTGCAATTTGAACAGGCTTATTTTTGTGATTCAGATACCACATTCTCTTTATTATTGATTTTATTTTTTGCTTCTAACTTTTTCTTATATTTTTCTAATTTATCAAGTTGTCTTTGTTTCTCGTCGAGAAGAGCTTTCTCTTCCTCTGTGACTTGTCCTTCATCGGTAGGCGGTATAATATTTGTAAAAACATTGTCTGTGATAGGAAGATAGTCTGGAATAACGACTTCTCGAATGGAAAAACTGAAATTGAAGTTATCAACACCTCGTAGATCAATTGCGTTATAGGAAAGATTCGTTGTTAGATAAAAATTGAGTTGAGAGATGTTATTATCTAACACATAAATCGGATCTCCTTCTACGCTCTGACCGATATAGGTGTTCTGCTGTGAAAAGATGGGTATCTTATACACGATATCCGAAAATGCTCCTTGTTGGACCATCCATTCACGGTTATATTGTTGACGGAGAGAAGAACATCGTAAGAAAAGACAATTAACTGGATTTGCCACACATGTTTGTGTTGATATGGGGGTTAACACGGTAGATAATATAGTATTTGCTGTAAAACCAAAGAATTTGCCCAATAGAGTATTGGTGGCAAATTTAACAGTGATTTGAGCAGATGCAGGAGCAGTCATAACTAAGGTAGAAAGACCAGATGTAGATGAATAAGTAAAGGTAAATGTGGGCTGAAAACGAATATATGCGCCAGCAGAAGTATTAGCTACATTATAGAGTTGAGTTGCTAGTTCTACTAATACTGTTTGGCAGTTATAATTTCCGGCCGTAAGAGTAATACTAGCTGTTTTTGTTGTTCCGTATATATCTCGAAAATCACATGAAACAGTTGCAATATCAGTTGATAATTGATAAAACGAGAAAGGAACCGTTGCTTCGTGACATACAATTTGAAATTTGGTGTTTTTACCTATTTTTGATATCATTTGAGGGAGGTTAATTGTCAAATCGGAGATTGTCCCCGAGTTCCTCTGTGACGATTGAACTTGAAACGTCCACCGTCTGATTTCGTTGCTCATCTTCTTTATTATTACCTTTTTCTTCTTTTTCATCTTTTTCATCTTGGCAATCGTTGATCGAATTTCGGAGTGCGTCAAAATCAGTAATGCGAATATCAACATCCGCAATAAGATGTTCCCGATAATTGAGAATGGATTTAAGAATAGTAGGCGTAACACCTTGAAAGCATCCAACATTAACCATTGGAGTGAGACGTTGCATTTTATTTATATGAAAATAAAATTTTTAAAAATTAATTTATTTTTTCTTCATGGAACGAAGAGAAGCCATATATGCTTTGGCCTCTGCTGAACCCTTTACGAGCTTACCTCCTTTTTTGAAGCCAAACACAGATCCAAGGGCATCACCTACGCCACGGCCAAGATGACCACCCCAAGGACCAAGCATGTTTCCGAGGCCACCGAGGATATCACCACCGATTCCTTTTGCTTGCATTACTTTGCTTTTAGAAGCTTTACCACCTTTTGCGAGTTGACGTGGCATGTTTTTATTTACTACAAGAAAAAAATTATTGAATTCTATCGAATCGTTTAAAATACATTGGCCGTGATGGGTTATACTGATTGATATAGAGGAAACTATATGGTTCATCTGTTGCATACTCATAAAGAGCCATTAACTCCTCTTCTTTTCCATTCATATCTTCGACAAACGATTTTAGTTCTTTTTTGCTTTGTGTATGCCAATAGGCAATGCAATCGACATTGCTTCTAATGAGAGTAGGGAGATAGTTATTCCATTTCTGGACCAAAATCATATTGCTTAGATTCATATGCCGATTTTGGGTTACTAGTTCGGCTAACTTCTTTCCATTTTTCCCCTTCAACATGTGAATACAATCGTCAAGGACAAGAAGATACTCTGGTTTTGATTTCTTACTTTGTTTGCGTATCTCCGTATCGTATTCAATCTTATCAATGATATCTTGAAGATTGTCTTCTGTTAATTCACTATAATATTGATCATCACCAATATCATCAACCAATTCAAGCATCTTATCGTCTTTTTTAGCCGTAGGACTAATTAGAAAAATCTTGTTAAATCTTTTATACAGAGGAGATTCTTTTTTGGTAATTAGATTTAAAAGTAGGGAAGACTTCCCCTGTCCTTTCGACGCACAATAGACCATATTAAAAGGTTTATCTGGAAATGTGCTTTGTTTATCATCTCGTTGTTTATCCATTGGAGTCAACATCATTGTTAATTTCGAATGGCTCATGTTTTATTATAAATCGTATAATAAAAATTAAACTTACTTTTTTGCATTAATATGCTTCTTTGTTTTTTCGTGAATAGCTTTATGACGTCTTACATAGGATCCTCCACATTCACAAATAATTTTAACGTATCTATTATTATCATTTGCACGGTATAAAATATCATATTCTTTTTTATGCTCTTTATGCTCTAATGTATATTTTTGTTTACTTTCTTTTATTTCTTCCATAGTAGGAACAGGAAGTTTTTTATTAACACATTCATTATTTTCAATGAACCATCTTTCTCGTCTGCGTAATATCTCTTCGTTATCACACTCTTCTATAATTTCAAATATACAATTTTCTACTCCGTATTCATCAAATAGAATTTTCGAAGAACAATTTAAATAATTTCCTTTATACTCTGCCTTATGCTGATGCCAACGTTGTTTTGGATTTCTTTTTTGAGATGTAGAACCATAATATACTTTATTACCTTTATTTGACCAAATTTTATAAACATAATGGGGCATTTTATATAATATGGATCATCTTTAAATCATCGTTTTGCGTATACTTGAACGCCCTCAACTACTGAATTTCCCATATTGGTTGCGCGTTGTTGCATCTCTTCTCGGTTATATACTTTTGATAGATAAGAATGACGTAACATACTGCATCCAACCTTTTTATCGAATATCTTATTAAGACGTTGTTGC